GCTTCGATCCGCTCAGTCATTTCTTCTTCCGACGGAGCCGGCTCGCCGCTGCCTTGCGGGCTTTGAACTTGGCAGGGCCGGAGATGTACCCGGTGCCCTCCTTGAGGACATCTCCTGCCGAGGTTTTCTTCTTCGCAACCATATCACTTCCCCCCGTTAATCACGGACAGTTTGCCCTCCTGCTTGTCCAAGAAGTCCTCGAGGCTGCTAGCCCCCTGCTTCTCGTCCATACCCCAGGAGCGGCGCTCGTTCTTCTGAAGGTTGCTCGCCACATCGCCAGCCACCTTGAGAGCCTGCAGAACCTTCTGAGGAGCAACCTCAGGGTCGTTGGCCATTTCCTCGATGCGAGTCACGGTCTGGTCCAGCAAGCCAGCGATGCGGTGCGAGATGCCCTTGTGGCGCTCCAGCACACCCCGCATGCTCTGCTCGGTCTCCTCGATCACAGCGATCACACGACCCTCAGCAGCTTCCTTAGCCTCCTGAATGCTGGCCTTCACCTGCGTGATAGGAAGGTCCCACTGCTCCTTGGTCTTCCGGTTCCACACCGTCTGCTCAGACATCCCGTAGACATCAGCCAAGGTCTTCACAGGAACACCGTTAGCCCAATCCCGACGGACCATCTCCCAGACCTTCTCCGGAATCTTCTGACGAGCCATGAGAAACTCCCTACCGACTCACCTCCCCTACCCCAAACTCTACCCCCAGAGCAACAACTCCCAAAACCGAGGGTCAACTCGGACTGCCATTGTGGCAGGTGAGCCGCTAAACATTCTGATTCCTGAGGAAAATCTTAGATCCTTGAGTTTCTTGCGGCCCATGGTAAGGTACTGTCGTTGGCTTTCGCCACTGCGGAAGGCGGCGATCAAAAAGCCCGCGCAACACAAACCAAACAAATGAGACGAAGCTCGCTGCTCATTGAGCGGCTCCCTGGGGGGGGGGAATAGGTAGACTTCGAAAATCTGTCTCGAGTTTGTGGGGTGATGTCACATGAAACCGCAACCACACCATCACGACCACCCCCACGGCACCAGTGCAGCCACGCCAACATGGGCTAGCTAGCACCTAGCGCCAGCGGGTCGGCTGTGCCCCTAGGTTGCGCCCCTCCCGGTGTGTTGTTGGCCACCCTGTTTCAGTCTTAACCTATTGAAACACCACAACAACCGCCCGGACGCCTAGCCGCCCGTTGGTGCAAAGTTTGTGCGACATGTTGACACCCTCCCCGGTAACCCCTAAATAGGGGTAGGCTGGCGCCGTTGCCGGCAGTGCGCAAACCCACAACCCGAGGAGAAAAACAATGCGCAACAATTCCCCTATCGCTCAGACCAACAACCCTAGCACCCTGGAGTCATACGCTTGGCGCCTTGTCGAAGAAGCCTGGGCCGCTCAAGACTTCGGCTTGCTCGGTCACGACAATGAGATCTGCGGTGAGCTTTACGTGATAGAAGCCCGGCTGCGCAGCTTGCCGATTGACCCAGCGGAACGCTTGGCCGCGCTGCAATGGGCGATTGAGTCGACCGTGAATATCCACGTCACCCGCCCGATCGGCGCCGACGAATTCGAAAAGGGTTGGTTCTAAAATGCTGAAATTCCAAAACGTTTGCGGCTCTTTCACCGATACCCCTGGCAATCCCTACGGGGTTATTTGGGACCGTGTTGACCATCTTCAAGCGCCAGCTATCGGTGAGCTTAGGCGCCTGGCGTCCCGTATCCTTCGAGACCTAGCGGAACCCGGCGCCGTGCTGCCGGAAGGGGTTACCGTCGCTGGGGTTCGTCACCTAGCGCGCATCGTCCACCAGTTGGACGGCAGCGAGCTAGTTGAAGTGATCGGGTGGGTATCCGACTAACCGTAAACCCAAACAATCAACCGAGGGAGGGGCGCCGCACGGTGCCCCTTCTTTGTTTTTGTCCCTAGGCTTGCGCAGCGGGGCCAAACGACGCCGCAAAGCTCGAAACCCATAGGGAGACCTAGATAGAACCCCGCAAACGCTCAAAAGGCGCCTTTATTGCCGCCCTAGCTTACCCCGCCATTTATACGTGCGCGGCCATATCCCTTAGTACCTAAGTGATAAGGGATATGGCTTAGAGAAGCCGTCGCCCATCCGGTTTCTGCGACAATCAAAAATCGCAGCCGCAGAAAGCCCTAACCCGTTGAAAACACACGCCTGCCATTTTGGCAGTCAAAGCCGCCGGTCTGTGCAAAATCAACCACTTATAGGGAGGTGATCGCGCGGGCATGCGGCGCTAGGCGGAGGGGAGGGAGGGAGTTCAAGTCGGTCTCAGCGATGCCAGGGACCCTTGTTCGCCCTTCTGAACGTAGTGAAGAAGGGCTCACAAGGGGGCCAGGGAGGGAAGCCGATGAAACCGCAAACCTTTGAGCAATGGTACGCTGCCTGCGACCGGATCTGTCTCCATGCCTTCGGCATGGGTGTTGAGGATTTCGCTGATGGGCCGTCTGCAGACTCCTATGAGTCTGGTGAGTCGCCCCGTGAATACGTCTTTGAAACGTTGCCAGAATACGACGACATGCTTCGTCACTTCTTGGAGGAATCATGAGTAAAACCAAGTACTTTCGTTTGTACGCCAAAGAGTCTGGCGCCAGCAGGTTTCGACCGGTCGATTGGTCTAGCGGAGCTACAGTTATCAACCTGATTTATGCGACGCTCTTCCCCGAAGGGGAAGCCAAGCGGTTGCGTGAAAGCCTGCCCGAACTGGCGGATCTCAACCCAGGCTGGGCTTTCGAAGTCCGACCGGTGAGCAACGGCTAAAACCCTACGGTAAGCCCCCTGAACGTAGTGAAGGGGGCGTACCTAGAACCCACAACCACAGAGGAGCAGCCATGGATGTCTACAAGTACATCAAGCGTCGTTGGAACGGCGTGTCTTTCGTCACTACCTCGCCGATCGATGGCAGCAAGGTCTTGAACCTTGTGTCTCTTGGGTCGGGCAACACCAAGACCGGGAACATGATCCAGACTTGGCACCTTCCCTACGGGAAGGACCCGATCGAAGCCCGGCGCGGCGGATCCGGTGACCGCGGCGTTTGCGGTGACTGCCCGCACCGGGCAAAGCCCGGCCAAAAGGTAGGATCCTGCTACGTCATCGGCGTAGCTATCCGGGGCGTTCATGATGCCTACCTTCGTGGCCGCTACCCTGACCTGGCTGATGTCGCTGAGGAACTGAACAAAAGCCGAATCGCTGTGCTTGCTAACATCGGCAATGGACGCCAGGTCCGATTGGGGTCCTACGGTGATCCTACCGTGATGGGTTCGACCATGGCACAGGCGCTGACCGCCCTCGCTAGCTCGTGGATGGGCTACACTCACCAGTGGCGCAACGAGCATTCACAGTGGGCCAAGAATCTGCTGATGGCGTCTGCCGATAGCGTCTCCGACGCTACTAGGGCGAGCCGGGACGGCTGGCGCTACTTCGCCGTTTATCCAAAGGATATTGCCCCGAAGGATGCGCTGTCGCAGTTGCGTGCTAACGGCGACAAGGTCGCCAAGTGCCCGGCCAGCTATGAAGCTGGCCAGCGCGTCACTTGCTCGACTTGCCCCATGAAATGCAGCGGGGCCATCAGCAACCGCCACAACGTGGCGATTCAAGCCCACGGCGCACCAAGCGTTATGGCCCGTTACCGTGAGAATGTCGCTGGCAACTGGCAATCCTAACCCTACGGTATCCCCCCCTGAACGTAGTGAAGGGGGGGTTACCTAGAACCCAACCCAAACAACCACATCCCACTGGAGGAAAACATGACCATTATCGACACCATCATGGACGAGATCGACACTGCTGATGTGCTGGAAGCTGCCATCGAAGGCGTGCTGAATGCCCTGATGCCCGAGATCGAAGACGAGATTGAATGCATGATCGAGCACGGCGAGGCCCCGGAGGATGACCGTGAAGAAATGCTGTCTGCTGCTCGGGAGGCTTTGGCTGGCAGGGTTACCGCATCATGATCGGAGGGATCGCAGCGATAGCTGCTGCTGTGCTGGTTGTCACAGCGGTTGAATCGGTCCGTATCCGCAACGAAGAGACCGAGCGGCGGCGGCGTATGGATGAAGCATTCGAACGTTGGGCGCAGGCCCAGGAGGAGGAGCAATGACCAGAAACACAGAGCCCGAGTTGTACAACGAAGAATACAACCCCGACGCCCACGTCGGGTACTGCCCTGATTGCCTCCGTGACTACGGCCACGGGCACCACTGCTGTGCATGCGATGATGACATCGAGGAGGAGGAGGAGGAATGAAAGCGCACATCACGAAGGACGAAGCCTACGGCTTCCTTGAGGAGTACGGGTTCGACTACGAAGGTCCTAACCTGTGGAGCTACTCGGTCTACGACCGGTACGAGGATGACGTAGGGTACGCCGATGGCGAAGAGGTCATCGACGCTGTCGAGGAGATGATCCGTATGTCTATTGTGGCAGCCGATGATGGTGACACCATCGAACGATACCGCTGCCTTGTAGAGGCAGCCAGCCACTTCGGCACAGAGCAGCAACTGGCCTGGGCCGAAGAAGCCCTGGATATCTCAGAACACCACGGGTTCATTGGGATGAGCCCGATTCATGATGAGGGAGACGAAGCATGATGAGCCATGACTACAAGCTGATCGGACCCAACGGCGAGGTGATCTATCACTACCTCGATATTATCGATGCCGCAGAGCGAGGGCTGTTCGAGATCGGCATGCGTAACCTTCACCGAGACCCAGAGACAGGCGTCTGGGTGGCAAGCGAAGAGGTAACGGTCGCCAAGCCTGGCACCCTGCTTTCAACTGTAAACAACATGCTGGCCGAACATGGCCTGCGCATTGCCAAGCAAGAGGAGTAACCATGAGCAAGAAGAGCGTAGTGTTTCGATCGGCTGCCGGTCCCCGGCGGCTCACCATCCCACGTCAGGAGATCCGATCCTGGCTGACTAACCGCATGGCTAGCCATCACGACTATGAGATGGAGTTCCAAGGGGAGATCTATGGCATCGGTAACGTGCTGTATGATCCGGATGGCCAGCGGGTCATTGACCTGATCGAGACGGCGCAGCGTGCCATGTATGGGGCACGAGCGGTGCCCAACGAGGAACTCGGTGGGGAGGTAGCACGGATCGCCGAAGAGGTTCAGTCACTGCGTGACGACCTGACGGTCACCATCGGTATCGTGCGGAGGATGGCATTCGACATCAACACGGCAGCGAAGCTGCTGCCTGTCCCGAAGATGGCTGCTGCCGAAGAGGATAAAGCGGAGCAGCTAGAGCTATGACATTCCAGCCAGAGGATCGACGGAAGCACCACAACGTATTCGAAGTGCTGCCCGCAGACCTGGCAAGGGAGATCATGGAGCATGTCAGGGGATGCACTATCTACGTCCCAGCTAGAGCTCCCATCGATCGCCGTGATCGGGCTGTCTACATACGCAAGAGATTCACAGAACTGCTGCAGCGCCGTCGCCTTAGGACCCGGCGGGCTGCTGTCAGCACCATCGCCAAGGAGCTTGGTGTGTCAGGAACGACGGTTCGCAACTACCTCCGCTCGTCGAAGCACCTCATTCAAGATGAGGACGAAGCGCAGTGGATCAAAGAACACACAGAGGAGACTGAATGAAGATCCAGCACCTACACGGCAACGTGTATCGAGGCATGGCCAGCAACGATGGTGTTGCTGTGGCCGGAGCTCTGCTCGTAACAACGCCGGATATG